AATGAATGGTTTGGAGATTCCATATCACGCTACATGAAAGAAGACATTACTCGTGATGACATTCTCGAACTAAGCATATCTGGCGACACACAGAATATAGCTAACATTGCTGTTCTCGACAGAGCAATCGACAGAACCATAGAGTATTCGTCTTACATTGCTAATGGTCAGATTGGAAGACAAGACGTTAAGAACGCTTACAGACGTGTGTCCATGTATGGCGACATGTTTGAAGACAATGCTGCTCGACCACTGGCTGGTTCACTAGAAGGCAAGTATCTTACACACCCAAGTTATGCAGCTGATTATGCACATGACAGCTTCATGTCTATGTCAAAAGACAAGAAGACAAAGATTCTTAGGTTTGTAAAAGGTGGATACGGCTTTGATGAGCCAAACCAAATGCCATTGTTCTTCTATCATGGGACACCACGTGGCAACAAACTAAAGAAAGCAAACAATCCAAACGTGCAAATGCGTCCGTCTGAGATTGGACTGTACGGCCCTGGCATTTACGTAACAGAGAATCCTTTTGTTGCATCACAAATGTACGCAAGGACACCAACGTTCAATGCAATGGTTGATGCGATAGATGAGTCAAACCTTTCAGACATTATCAAAGAAGATTTGCACTGGGATGCTTACGAGCTAACACAGGTAAGACGTGATATTGGCAAGCTAAGACGACAGTATGCGTCTTTGCAGCCAGATGCTTACTTGCAGCGGGAGATTGCAGACGAGAGAGTTCTTGTTAAGGAACAGCTAGACGAACTCATACAGGTTGAGCGTGGTCTAGTAGAAAACATGAAAAAGAATGGCATGGAGTTTGAGTCTGATGTCTTGCCTACAGTTATCAAACTAGATAGCCCAGCAGACTTCAGAGCAACAAGCGTATATCAGTCTGAAGACGACCCGTTCTTGCAAGCTCTCATGGCAAAGTTTAACGAAGAAGACGTCCCAGCAGAGATGATTTCTTCTCTTAGTATGCGAGGTGTAGATGGCAGAGCGTTTGGCCCAAGAACTGGAGAAGACATTTATAACTCTGTTATTGATGCTTTTGTTCGCTTCGGTGGCAGAAGTAAGACAGGCGCTCAAGCAGAATTTAACAATATGTTACAAGAGATGGGATATGATGGCCTCTTAACTACACACAGAAATAGCTTGAATGATGGAGACGAGTTCGTCGAAGCAAACAGAACTTACGGCGCTTCAAGTATTCAACACGAAACAGCTGTTCTGTTTAACTCAAATCAAATTAAACACATCGACGCAGATGAGTTTAATGATATGGAATATGGCATCTATGCACAAACTACAGGCAACCCAATTCCAAAAGGTGCTGTAGGAAGCATGGCAAGAGGTCTTCAAGACGGAGACTTCAACAGCATAAACGACATTCCTGTTGGTGAGTTTGGAGAGCTACTAGAATCAGCTGGTGGTGACCCGAACTATGTCGGCGCTCTTATGTCTCTTATGAGAAAGAGAACGCTTACACCAGCCGAAGAAGAAACAATTAGAAAGTCTAGCCCTGTTGGTTTCCTTAAATCACAGTCTAACAATTTAAGGGATATGGGTGCTAGGTGGCTGGGTGATTGGTATGAAAACCATTTCCCTAATCTAAATCAACGCTTTGCTGGCATATACTTCCCAATTCAGAAAGCAATGAGAGACTTGCCTGACTCTGACGGAAGTTTGAAAAGGTACTTTAAGAAGTCTGTAAATGTTGGCACAACAGTCACAGACAAGATTGCAGAGCAACCAAAGTCTCATGCCAAGATTGTAAAAGCATTACGTTACGGGGATGGAAGCCGTCAAGAGACAGCTCTTACCGACCAAGAACGTGTTGTTTACAGACAAATTAGAAATGCTTTCGAAGCAGAAAGACAAGCAATGCTAGATGCTGGCTTGATGGTTGGCTATAGGCAAAACTATTTCCCACAAGTTTGGAACGCAAAAGCCATTGGTAAGGACAGGGATAAGTTCCTCGAAGTTCTACAAAGATACTACAACAAAGACGCACTTCTAAATGGCAGAACACCTACAGACGCAGAGGCAAAAGACTTTGCTGAAGGTGTGATGATGAAGTTAGTAGATGATGAGGACGGTGCAGACGGAACATTTATTCCAGTAAAAGGCACAACAAGGAGCCCAACATTTGACAATGTTGATTACTCAAGGGTTCTTGAGCTTGATAGGCCAGAGTTTATTGACGAGCTTCGAGACCTAGAGAAGTATTTAGAGAGCGACCTCGATGCGTTGTTGGTTAAATACTTTGAGGGTAGCTCAAGAAAGATGACTCATGTAGACGAGCTTGGCATCAACAGCCACGCTGTTTACGATTATATGCAAGTAGCTGAAGAAGGCATACAAGGAATTGCAAAACTTCTATCAACAAACAAACAGTTTAGGTTTGATAGGAGTGCAACAAACGCATCTGGCATGAGAGAAACATTTACTCTGCAAGACGTAATACGTATGCCGTTTGCAAACAGTGATGCTGAAGCTCTTAAGTTTGCAGAGCAGTTAGTGAATACACACAATGGTGCTGGCGCTCCAGCTGCAAGACAACTTCTCTATGCTGTGGCCCCAATAGACCCACGCACTGGCAGAATGAACCAGACATATAAGAGACGTGCTGATGCAATCGTGCATGCTCTCGATGACTTCAAAGGCAAAACAGGAGTGTTGCAACCACAAGATTATGATTTCATCGAGCGTTCTTTGAAACCTGTTATGAAAAAGCCTCTGACAACTATGGGGGGTAAGGCAATACAGTCAGCTTCAAGAGGCGTGAGATTTTTTAATAACATCACGTTGCTTTCATATACAACTCTTACATCTCTTGGTGACCTGATGTTACCAATCATCCGTTCTGGAAGTATGAAGTCTTGGATGAAAGGCATGTACAGCCTGAGAGATGCTGAGATGAGGCAAGCGATTAGAAACACAGGCGTTGCTATGGAGAACATCATTCACGAAAGAATGATTCATCTGTATGGCGCACCTGATGGCAAGGCATCACATGCTTTCTTCAATGCCACGTTGCTTACAGACTGGACTGATATGAACAGACAGATAGCAGCAGCAACTGGCTACAACTATTTCCAAGCGATGCAGACGAAAGCATTTAACAACTTCAAGGAAGGCGTGCCTTACGCACAGCAACCAGCATCATACAAAACTGCACACAGAGCTTTGAAGATGTATGGTCTTGAGATGTATCTGCCTGGGGCAGAAGTAAATCCAAAATCTCTTGGCGATAAAAACGTCTTGCAAGACAAGCATGTTAAGATGGCTATGATTAGATTCGCTGATGATTCTATCTTCCAGCCTAATGCAGACGACGTACCAATGTGGGCTCAGACACCAATAGGTGCAGTTGTATTCCAGCTCAAGTCATTCCCGCTGATGATGACACGTCTTACAGGACACGTCTTGAAGGAAGCAAACTCTGGAAACTTTGGCCCACTGTTAGCTTTCGCAGCTCTTGGCCCAACATTTGGTATGGGAACTCTAGCAGCAAAAGATATTTTGCAGTCACGTGGTGGTGAAGAAGGCAGAACCCCAGAGGTTAGAAAGAGAAACATTCTTAAATCTCTAGGCTATGACAAAAAAGTACATGGAGATGAAAACGACTTCCTTGGCTGGTATGTTGAAGGTTTGATTGTAATGGGTGGTCTTGGTCTTATTGGAGACATGATGCACACAGCAGTTGAACAAATAGACAACGGAGCTTACGGACGAGAAAGAATTTGGGGAACGTTACTTGGCCCGACCTTTGGCCTTGGTAACTCAGCAATGAACTTTGCTGGAGGCATACTAGAAGAAGAAGGAACTGGCAAGAAGAGACAGGCAGTCAGAGAAATTGCCAACAGGATACCAGTTGTCGGTGGTAACAGAGCAGCCAAAGAAGCTATCGTTGATGCAGTTGCTGGTGAATCTGATGATGGTTCCAAGTCTTATCTAAGGAGCATCACTAAATAATGTACGAGTACGCCATAAAAGAAATAACCAAAGTAGTTGATGGCGATACTGTCGACATGGTGATAGACCTTGGCTTCAGCCTGACAAAGAAAGAACGTGTACGTCTTGCTGGTATCGACGCACCAGAAAGCAGAACACGTGACCTCGAAGAAAAGCAGATGGGACTCGAAGCAAAAGCATTTCTTACAAGACGTCTTGCTGACGGCGAACCTTCAGGGCTCAGAGTAAAGACAGAAAAAGACGGCAAGTATGGTAGAATGTTGGGGTGGATTTACATAGGACAGACGAACTTAAACGAAGAGATGGTCTATCGTGGTTACGCCTGGGAGTATGACGGAGGCAAGAAAACAAAAAGCCTAGACGAACTGAAGGCAAAACGATGACCCAGAAGAAGCTGCAAAAACAATCAAAGTATGCAGAGTATGATGAGGATGGTGATGGTATTGTGAGTGACGAAGAACTCTCTCATATCAAAACTATCAAAGAGACAGAGACAGAATTACGAAAAAATTTAGCACAGTTACGCATGGCTAGGTTTACACTGATTGCAATGGGTGCGTTTACTCTTGCTATGTTTTTCGTACCAATAGAGCGAGTACAAGCTCTAGCGGATATTAGTAACCTATTCTATATATCAGGCGCTGGAATAGTCGGCGCATATATGGGAACAACAGCATGGATGAGTAGAAAATGATACAAGCATTAATAGGCCCGATAACAGGGCTACTAGATAAATTTGTTGAAGACAAAGACCAGAAGGCGAAGTTGGCTCACGAGATAGCCACGATGTCTGAGAAACATGCCCAGCAGATAGCGCTCGCTCAAATAGAAGTAAACAAAGCTGAAGCTGCATCTGGCTCGCTGTTCAAGGGCGGTTGGCGACCAGCAGTTGGATGGACGTGTGCGTTTGCCTTCCTATACCATTTTATAATTAAAGACCTAATTGTGTTTGCCTGTGCAATAGCTGGCGTAGAAATACCAGAGCTACCAGAATTTGATATGGGTACACTTTTAACCGTCCTCGGTGGCATGCTCGGAATCGGGTCACTCAGGACATACGAGAAACAAAAAGGATTAACTAAATGACATTTAAATTATCAGAGCGAAGCCTCGGCAAGCTTGAAGGCGTGAATGACAACATGAAACTTGTTGTTATGAAAGCCATAACCCTTACGAAAATTGACTTCGGAGTTATTTGTGGTCTGCGAACTCAAGAAGAACAAGAGGAACTGGTAGCAAAAGGCGCATCCAAGACGATGAAGTCACGCCACCTTACTGGTGATGCCGTAGACTTGATGTGTTACCTTGGCTCAAGGGGCTCTTGGGAATTGAATCTGTACGACGACGTTGCAGACGCAATGAAACAAGCAGCCCAAGACGAAGGAGTTGGAATCCGTTGGGGCGCTGCCTGGCAGATACCAGACATTCGTGAATGGGATGGAACAATGGAAGAAGCTATGAACGCTTACATAGACTTACGTAGGTCTGAGGGCAGACGTCCTTTCATTGACGCTCCACACTTTGAACTCAGCGAATAACAGGTTAGCAAACAAACTACTTATTATTATTGTCTTGGTCTGTTGGATACTTGATGACCCTTCTGCATTGCTTCTTCTGTACAATGGGGTCTCTCTTTTGTTCAAGTAAGTTAGCCATAACTAAACAACTTGCATGGCTGGTAAACTCTAGTCTTTTTAGTTTTACTTCTGACGACTCAACGTCTGGAACAATCAGCAACCACAGGCTGTAAACAATTACTTCCTTCATTTGAAAGACCTATACTCAACAGTCTTGTTCAGTTCTCTGGCTACCTTTATGCCTTCTTTCATTCCTTTGGTTATACCTTTGTCTGTGTAGACAACAACATAGTCTGCAACTTCGTACCACTTAAATGCAGCTTCCAGTCCTATTCTTCTTTCTGATTCTACATCTTCGTCTAGCACTTGCGTGTAGAGTAGATGAGATAAAAAAGGGCTCTCGCCCTTTTTTAATGAATCAAGCATACACTTACGTGCAAACTCTTTATTTCTTTTTCGGTCTGCCTCGTTTAGCCCTTTGTATGGGCTCTCTACTATTACTTTCATTTGTTATTTCTCCTCCAATAGCTCCATAAGCACACAAGTCCACCCATGAATCTGCATGCTCTGGTGTTTTTATAAGCCGTGAAATCTTCAAGCCAATCATACACATAACAACTTGTTCAGCTGTTATCTGCTTACCAAG